ACAGCATTCGCTGCCGAAACAGGAAGTTCTGATGTATTTGAAATACTGTTTACTGGAGCTTCTCCAATGTATCCTAGCATTGTGTTAACGGCTTCAAGCTGTGTTGTAAGTGTCATAAATAAATTATCTTGGTGTGTATAAAAGAAAAAGGAGGGAAGGGAACCGTAATGATCCCCAACCCTCCTGTGACGTTGTTATTCTACAAAGATTATAGTCTAATCTCAGCAGCACATTCTTGGCGTAAAATTCCATGCCCTAGAGCATATTTTGCCAGGAATAAAGTACCTTGGTGACTGACGCTGTAGTCAGATTCAGTTGCCAGGTCTAACAATTTCACGGTGCCGACCGCTGCCGGATGGCCACCAATGATTCCAGTGTCAGAAAGGTCACCGTTGTAACCTGTTCCATTTCCACCGAACACATCGTTAGCTGTGTTGTCATCGTCCTGATCTTGGTTAGCTTCTGCTCCTAGACCCTTAAGGTCTGCCAAGTGGTTAGACTTATACAACTTAATACCTGCAACAGAAGGTACTGTGCCTTTACTTACAGAACCAGAACCATCGTTATCACGATTGATTGCTACGTTGTCTGAAGTTAACAGCTTGTAGTACTGTGTAGGTTGAAGGATAGCAAACCTTGCTCCATCATTAGGAACATCATTCTCGTCAAGCCTTTGAGCCATTGTGAATAATGCTTCAATGATTTCCGCAGGGGTATCCAATGCGTTGTTAGTGTTTACTGATATACCTGCTTTACCACCAAACACGTTTGGAGTTGCAGTTCTAGCAGCAGCAACCCAAGTCTTCATTACCGCTAAGTCGAATCTCTTAGCAAGAGCCTTACCAAGTTCTTTAGCATAAATGCTACGAACATCATAATGGTTCTTAAGTTCCGAAATTCTTGGAACGAAGGTTGAGCTTATAAGAACGTCATCGATGTTGATGATTTTCTCATTGTGCTTAATGTCACTGAGGTAACCGTTACTCTGGGTCATTATATCTTGACCTGGAGAGTGGTATTTTGCCGAAGCAATTCCAGTTACAGCGAATGACGCTGACTTACCAGAACTAATAGTCCTGATTGTATGCAACGGTTTCATTACCGCTGCTTCTTCGAATTGGGTCAAGATTTCCCCAGAGAACACCTTAAGGAACAAGTCATTTGCTCCTCCAGAAGCGTTTCCGTTTGCAACTGCTGTTGCCTGACCGGAATTCGATAGTGTTGTTATATTAGCCATATTTTAATATGTCCTTTCTATTCTATTTTTATGTTTGTTGTTTTTGTTAGAACAACGCACTCAATAAAACAAAAGACCTATGGGTGTTTTTAGATTAGTTATCCCTCGCAAGGGGCTGCACCAAAACAAACCTTTGGGTTCATTTTGCGTCTTGTTGTGTGTTGAAATTTTTATCTTCGATGCTCTAGCTCGTTCACATATCTAAGGATCTCTCCTATTGTCTCCTTTTCTGGGGTGGTGAACGAATGGGCTTTCAGTTTCAAGATGAAATGGGGAATCTTGCTCTCCGGAGGCCTCATCGTCTTGCAGCCAGTCATCGATAATATCAAGATTACGCTCACGACTCCTGCTATAAGCTTCTTTTTCATAAGCTTCTACAACCTTAAAAAAGTACTCGCAGATTCTTGGAAAGTTGAAAAGGAACCCTACGAGTAACTTAATCATGGTTATTCTTTAGGTTTTGCTTTACCAACGTTAAGTGCTAACCAATTAATCAATTTAGCAAGCACCGAAGTGATTTTGTTGTCTGTCTTGTTAGGCGTAATGGCACTTATAAGACTGGCAAGTGTTATAGTAGCTGTCGCTATTGCAATTATGTCTGCACTGTTTTCTGTAATATATGTTATCATAATCTATAAGTTTGATACTGAAATTCTTTGTTCTACGTCTGAACGGTACGCAGGGTCGCTGTCGTATCTTGAATCTTTCATAGCTTCGACAATTTGTCTGTTACTGCTAAAAGGCTGTACGGCTGCTCCGGTTGTTTGTCCTTGAGTTATCTTGACAGGCTGTTGTCCGGTTTCTCCAACGAACCGAGCATACAAACCTTTAACTGCCATCATTGCTGCATTCTGAGAACCTTTAGTTACCATTTCATCATAACTTTCAACTTCGTCCTTAGACAACGAACCTTTAGCCCACTCAACCATAGCGTCATAGTTATCCTGACCTCCGATAGAATCTGTAATAGCTGTTGCTTCAGCTTCTACAGTTGCTTGCTGTCCTTTGACGTAAGCCTCAACAAACTCTCTAGGAATACCGTTATCTTCAAGAGCTTTGTAGTTGTCTTCACTTAACTCTCCATTCTCTTCAAAAGCATTGCTAGCTTCTTGGATTGCGTTAGAAACGTCCGGTGTTGTCGGAGGCTCGCTTTCACTTTCTGGCTGCTCTTCCTTTTTAGGTTGTTCCTCGCTAAACTTCTTCTCAAGATTTTCGTAGGCTTTAACGAGGTCTTCTTGTGATTTAAATTTACCAAGAATCAAATCCTCCGGTTGTTCCTCTTGAGTCTCTTCTGGCTGTTCTTGGACTTCTTCTTGTCCAGAAAGCTCTGGTTGTCTGGCTGCTTCTTGTTGAGCTAACTCTTCTTCCAGAGACATTTGTTCTCCTTCTGTCGGCTCGTTTATTTCGTAACGTTCCATATTCTATTTCTCCCATTTTTGGTTGTTATTCTATTGGCTCTTCTTGCTGTTGTTGTTCAGCTAGAGATTGATCGCTCATTGCCTTTATTCCGGCAGGGCCGAGTTTCTCAGCCATCTGAGTCATTTGAGCTTGTTGTTGCTCTTGAGCTAGCTGCTCTTCAGTCTTTATAAGACCTGCTGTTTTAATTCCAAGGGCTGTAGCTCTACGTTTAATGTACTCTGATACATTCACAAAACTTGCTAAAGCTTCTGGCCCTAGAACTTGACTAGTTCCCAATAAGAAAGAGTCAAGACTGTTAAGATCTCCTTGTCTGCCTAAACTGTCTAACCCTGTAACAATGACAGGAGACACCAAGTCTTTAGGCAACTTAGGCATCTTCTTCTTACTTTGCATTATGTCCATTAATCGAGCCAGTAGAGGCTGCTGTAGTTCATTGCTTAGTAAAGAAAATATACCACCTAAAGCTGACTCAAGTTCCTGACTAACTAAACGTATTTCTTCAGCAGTTACTCTTTCGGCATTTCTAATTGCACTACTTGTCAGTAAGAAGTTCTGAGCAAGTCTGTCTTTAATTTGGTTAATTGTTTCTGCTGCTACTCTAAAGTCGTTGAACTTGTTTAGCTGAAGTGTAGAAACATCTTGAGCGTTACCTTGGACAATAGCACCGTTAGGACTTTCACTAAGAGTCTTAGCTCTTGTAGTTCCGTTTGGATTAATCAAGAAAAGCACTTTGGCTGCTGCACTTGAACCTTCAACAATAGATCTAGTCAAAGACTCAAGAGATTGCAAGTCTCCAAGATACTCTTCTATATAACCTCTACCGAAATTCTCTCCATCAATCCTACTGAATCTAAGAGGAATGTAAGGATTTTTATCTAAAGGAAAAGTCCCTCCAGTCTGAGGCAACACAATACCGTTTACATCTTGCTTCAGTATCCACTTGTTTCCATACCTACAAACAGCAGTGAAAAGGTTTACATTGTTGTCTATGCTAGATGAGTTTTCTTGAGGCTTGCCTATAGCAGCTTTTATCTCAGGATCTAACGCCTCATAGCTCATGGTTTCTTTAGTTGCTATTGCTAGAACGTTGCCCATAGGATCTCTCTCTATTACATAACGATCCAATCTAAAGACTCTCATACCACCTTCTTGAGGCATATAAAGTAAACAGTTTCCGGTTATGATAAGCTGTTTAAGAGCTTCGTGAATTGACACTCTATACCTTTCCTGGGCTATTTCATCCATTACAGCGTCTTCAACTTGCCTTAAAGCTGAATCGATTTCGCTTACAACTTCTTCCGGTGCGCCTTCTTGTTTAAGTTTGTTAGTGTCTACACGTAATCTAAAGAATGAAACGTTAGGAGGAAGTAAAGCCAGTAGAAGTTTAGAAGCTAAATTATTCACACCTCTTGCTCCTATCCCTTGATATGGAGTGTTAAGTCTTGAATTAGAGCCAAAACCTTCATCAGTTAAAACATAAGGAAGAGTTAGCTTAGAAGCCTGTCTACCCCTGTCTAGATAACTAAAACGTTTACCTTCTAGACTTGTGTAAAGCTGTTCGGCTGTGTCTTTTTGATTGTACATAAATTATAAAAATATTCTATCAGGGGCGTTCTCAGGTCTAGGCACTGGAACTTCTTCCCACGCTTCGTCCTCTGGGGTGTCTGGGTCATCTGCAATGAACTGACCATTCTCGTCACGCTTTCGAATGCGCTCTGTCATTGCACTACTCCAGACTATAAATTCTTCGGCAGGGTCGGCATCCATGTCACCTTTGATGTCTCTAAATAAAACCCAATGCTTACCATCGCTTTTCATTATTGGTTGATCCCATTCCATTCCAGTCTCATCTCGAATAGTCTCGGTCTTTCCTGTGTCCTCGAAATATTCACCAATGACTGTGTAAACGTGGTCTTCGCTCTGGGGAATAGGAACTGTAATTTCGATGTCTTCTTCTTGAACCTCAGTAGTAAACCCCATCTGTTCAGCAAAGGTTACCGCTTGAGCTTTTGAATCAAACTTTAAAAGGTAATCAATCATATTAGTCTACAAGCGGAG